ATGAAAAAGGTGTTTGTATTTTTGGGGATTATGGGCTTATTTTTAACAGGTTGTAGTAGTCAGAAAAACGAATCTGCAGATGATACAGTTGCAACAACATCCAGCTCCGAAATAGATTTATCGGATGATGAGGTTTATATTGATCAGTTAGTAGAGACTGTAGACAAAGAAACCTCTGAAACTTTCGATAGTCAAAGCTATTTTACCAGCATCACTATGGACAATCTCATGCGAGACCCTAATTCGTATATCAAACAAAAGGTAAATCTGTTAGGAAACGTTTTTCAGGTTTCCACTAAAGGAAAGTATAATCTATATTTGATCCAATCAAATCAAGAAAATAACCCTACTTTTGCTGCAGTAATAGAAACGGACAGACTAGAGACTAATATTATAGAAGATGATGAAGTTACGATATACGGAAAAAGTTTGCACAATTATGTTTATACATCAACCTCAGGTGCGACAGAAACAGTCCCTTTTATTTACATTGACGCTTATAACATAAATTAGTCGCTCATTGAGCGGCTTTTTTTCTTATATCAGATAATTAAGATTCTGTTCGCTTTACAAAACGAACAAACGTTCGTATAATTTTCGTGAGGTGATGGCTATGGATATCGTAAATGCACTTAATTATCCTTTTAAAGACTTAGAACAAGCATACTATCGTAATACGACGTCTGACATTCCGTTTTTTTTGATCCAGGATGATTTGCTAAATATGCTAGTCACGAAAGGGACAAATTATTTTGATGTACCAGGTACGAAAACAGTATCTGGATATACCATGCGATTTATGTTTGATATTACCATCATAAAGGAAAATGTTGAAATCCATCGGTACGACTTCAAAGGAGTGAAGCGAATATGATCACTATCAATGGCAAAGTTAGCAAGATTAAAGTATTGAAATTGGATGAGTCCCCTCTCGTGCGTTTTAGCTTAGATGGTGTTAGTTGTTTGATAAAGATTCATAGCCTGAATTTTATGTGGGAAGTCGATGAAGGCTCCGAAGTTGTTGTTTGCGGTGAATATAATGCACGTGGCCAGTTTGTGGTTAAGCGGTATTGTGTGAAGAATAAAATTTGGATATAAACTAGTCTGCATGTTGTGCAGGCTTTTTTTGTGCAAAAAAATAAGCCCTGTCCTAGTGGATGGGGCTTTAATGCTTAATACTAAAATTTTTAAATTTCTTACAGCTTTTTAGATTTCTTTATATTCTCTTTGATTTTCATAATATTTATAGCAGATTTATTAATACTTTCCTGTAAAAGATTATCACTTTGTTTTTTTTGATAATTCGGCGATAAAATTTTAGGAGCGCCGATTTTCCTTATCTTTTCTTCAACTAAAATAGCCATTTATATCAGCCTTTCTTAAAAAAATTGTGATTTAATTCTGGCGAAAAATAGTGCTTTCTCTTAATCCAAATTGGTCCTTCACCTTTTGAAATAACTAGAACATCAATTGGTCCACCTACCGTTTCCAGTTGATAGGTAAATCTTCTTTTAAATGAAGTTAAATTAACGAACGTTTCAGCCATTGTTGCTAACTCACTAACTGGAAGAAAATCAACTGTGCTTATAACAGGATTTGAAAACATCTCCCTCGAATAATTATGCATATCATCAATTTTTTCTTGAAAAATTGAGTCAATAACCTCTCTACTTCCCTCGTCTAATTCTAACACATTTTTCAAACTATCAGCTAGAGAAGTATCTTGAGCTACTATGAAGTTTTTAAAATTGGGGTCAATCCCCGTTAATACAGTATGGACCATCTCTTGTTGAGCAAATGGAACTAATTGTGAAGTGGTTCCGCTCTCTCCAACAATTATATCAATTCTCTTTTCTATATTAACCTTGAATTCATCTAAGACGAATCCATCTATGCTGTACTCTACTAACTTTGGAAAAAGATCCTCTTTTCCGTACCCAGCAATAACTAACCCAGTCTTTGAATCCGAAAACAATTCTCTTCTTGAAATTTCAAAAATCACATCAATAAATTGTTCTTCTGTTGATTTTTCTATATCGAAATTCAAAATTTTTGATAACAAATCAATGATTTTTGTTCCATACGCTTTCACAAAATTATCTTTATCAATTGTTATAATTTCTGGATTAATTACAACATTTTCTTTAATTTCAGAAATTGTTTCAACTATTATCGATTCTATTTCTTGTTTAGAAATTTCTTCTTCATTCGAAAATCTTTCTGAAATTTTATCTTCATAAATATCAGTTATATCTTTCAAAACTTTAAAACAGTAGTTTCTAACAGCAGTATCATCACCTTTGAGGTTATTAATCATATTCAGGTTTTTAATGAAGTCTAAGAAGGATTTAATGTAATCATCGAAACTGTCAAAAATACAATTTTTAATTTCTTCCCTGTATGTTTTAATAATGACCTCCCAAGGCATTCCCATTAAATCGGCATTTCCGAATATCATTATACCTATCGAATGATTTCCGCCCAAAGTGAATATTTTATTGGCATTATTATAAACTTTTGCGTTCCCATTTCCACTAACAGTAACTGCACTATCTGCAGCCAAGGCCACGCCTCTTAAGTTTAATATCCCAATTTCAGCAGTCATAAAAACACCTCACAAATGTTTTTATTTAATTATCCTCTGATTCAAGTCTTTTGTAAACAATTTTTTAACCCTATGTACACCCACGCTTTTATCATCAGCGTGGGTTTCATAAACATTTAAGAAATTGAACTTTTCTATTTTTATTTTATTTGAACGTACCCCAATAATCTTGACGTACACCATTTTTGGAACAGCCTGTTGCCATATAGCCATAGCCATTCCCGCGTTTTTGACGAATCCATACATAACCACCGCTATGCATAAACGCATCATACTTAATCGTTTGTCCTTTTAATTTTAATATTTAATTACTTGTCCTGCATAGATCACATTTGCATTCACGATACCATTTTTATTTTGTAAGTACGCAACACTTACACCAAGACTGGCTGCGATTGCTCCTAATGTATCACCAGGCTTGATGACGCATTGTTTAGTAGTTTGTGCACTAACTGCACCTGTACCTAGTTTGACAACGTCCCCATCGTTGATCCAGCCGAAACCATTATCTAATAGATATACACTCGCGTTACCTACCTTTAGTTGTTTCGTAATTTTGCCGTAGTTTTTAGCAAGTTTGGCAGCCGGCACATATTTGTTCCCGCCTGCAGCTTTACTCGCGTTTGTGGAATCTAGGTAGACGCCACCAACGGTAACCGTTTGGCCAACACTGTATTTATAAGTTGATTGCAGTGCGGGTTTGCTTGGTGCAGGTGTTGGTGTTGGTTTAATTGTTTCCCCTGCGCTATTTCGCCCTTTTGCATATGCCTTCCAGCTGTCTGCATTACCATAAAATACATTTGCATCTAAATCTCCGCCGTAACCATTTAAACGTGTGCGACTTGAGTATTGGTACATGGCCACAAATTTCCAAAATCCTACAGAAGGTGGACTGGGTTGGCTAAATCCATTTAAAACAGGATTGCTACCGTAATTTGCTACCCACAAACCGTAATCAGGAGAAACTGCTGACCAATCATAGGCGCTTGTCACAGATGATGACATATAGATCATTGGACGAACACCTGTCATACTATAAACAGTATCCAACCATTTTTTTGCCCATACCGGTCCCTGCCCTAACACGTTTTCGCTACCTGTATTTTCCCAGTCTAGGATAAGTACCGCTTCGCCAATATAGTTTTTTACATTTTCCACGAAATATTTTGCTTGAGCTACCGCATCTCCAACTCGTGCAAAATGATAGACACCTAATAATTGACCCGCATTTTTAGCTAATTGGTAGCGAGAATCACAGTATGGATTTACGTAGGTTGTCCCTTCCGTAGCTTTTGTGATGACGATGCTTGGTTTGGGCGATAAGCCATTCACTGCAATGGTACCTTGATGACTTGCTATATCGATTGCATTTAACATTTATTTTTCCTCCTCTTTCGTTCCTTCAGCAACGCCCTTTTTCAGCGATTTAACTGCCGATTCAATCAAAACGTCCAACTCTTGCTCTGTAATACTGATTTTATGCTTATTAAAATACTCAACCAATTGTGTCTTTGCCTTAGCTAACTTTTCCGGACCGTCTGCTTCCGCATAGACTTGTTGCACCGCACTCACAACAATTGCTGCATAAGCTTGCTTGTTAGCCAATTCAGTTAACAGGCCTTCCTTTTTAAAGTATGCTGCAATGACGTTGGCAATGTACCCAATGATAGCAACTAATACGATAGCCGCCGCGTTCATTAATGCTGTGTATACTTCTGACATTTTTATCTACCTCCTATCCCCCCCAAAAAAATCTTAATAGTCCCAGGGAAAAACAAAAACCGGCCCCCGCCGATGCACCGATGCCTAGAATCATTTTCCACATGTTTGTTTTATCAATCATTTTTAAATCGTAACTTTGTTGCTGCTCAATCTTTTTCAACTCAATTTGCCGATTTTCAGAATCGTCATTGCGTTTCAAAACAGCTTGTAAAATCTGTGCATTTTGCTCTGATTGACGAGTATTTTGCTCTCGCAAAAATCGATTGGATTCGTCAACTCGCGTCAACCCCTCATTCATGCTCTTTTGCATTTCCACTGTGACATCATTTAGTCTCGCTAACTCTTTGTCATGTTGTCTTAATTTGTCCTCATGTTGTTTCACCTGTGATTCTAATTCCACAAACCCCTCACCCCTTCAACTAAAAATTTTTATCGCCAACATAAACAAGACTCCCCACACGAGTGGGAAGCCTACAATTAAGTATAATCTCCACATTTTTACCATCCTTTTTGTTATTTTTAGATACAAAAAGCGCACTCGAACTAGTACGCTAAAATTTTATACAATTTAATTTTACTAAAACAAGCTATAAACAATATACCCAACAAGAGACCAAAAAACGGTAAGACCAACTAGCAACAAACGCCATATTTGATAGGATTTTAATTTATCCATATGATCAACCTCCTTGCTAATTGCAGTATAGCTCGCAAATGTTTAGATAGCATGAATTTTTTGTTAAAAAAGCGCACTCGAACGAGTACGCTAAATATTTTATTTAAAACAGTTTAACTGGATAATTGTTAGCAACAATGATATTTTCTTGCGATTCCGTTGCCAATTGCACAACGTACGCCATTTGTTTTTTTTCGTCTCTAAACGTGTTCCCTGTCACAACAACAGATTTGTTTTCAGATCCTCTAATCTTCATTAATTTATTTTCAAATTCCGAATTTTGATTTAACATGATTCCTCTTTTTATTGCACAAGAAAAGTTATTTCCCGTAACAGTCATATTTACATTTGGTGTAATACTGTACAATCCAACTGCCCGCAGACCCGTCATGTTGTTAGAGGAAATAGTTGCATTTATTTCCGTTCCCATGATAGCGATACCGCAATAATTCGTACGATGTGCAACATTATTAGATATGTTGATGTTCGAATATTCGTAATTGTCCTCAAATTTTGAAAAATTGGACTCTGGAGTAATCAGCACCAATCGTTTAATATCGTGAGCGATGTTATTTATTATGTTTGCTGTTAGCACGTTTTGCAACAGGATACATTCTAGATTATAATTACCTCCGCCATTGTACAAATTGTAGTTCCAACAATCATTAAACTCATTGCTGTCTATAATAATGTTTTCGTACAAACGGGACAGTTCTGATGTTTTGAGAACGGTTGTAACTTCTACTATTCCACCTAAATCTTGCCGACCATAAAAACCATTAAAGCTGTTTCGTTTAATATCGAAATTTCCGATGAAAGAAGTTTCATCTTCGAACGTTATGAATTGAATCGCAGTGCCAATCGTATGTTCTGAATTTGTGAACGTATTATCATGAATAACGACGTTTCTAGCAGTAACAAAATGGATCCAACCGTGCAATTTTTTAGCGGTAAAATCAGTCGATGTATAGCTGTATAATTGTATTACATTTTCAAACACGCAATTTTTGATTGTGATATCGTGAATCGGAAAACCTTGAATTGCGTCGTGCTGTCCTACGGATGGCGCATAATAAAGTATCGTGCCCGCGCTATCACGCTCGGATAAAAACTCGCAATTTTCAACTACAATATTTTTTGTTGGTAAGCCGTCAGTATAATTAATCTCACTTTCTAAATTACCTACACCTTCTTCTGAAGCATAATCAAATTGAATCGCTTCGGAAAAACGTCTAGATTCTGTATCGAGGAACTTTCCAATAAATTTGCAATTTTTAATTGTGATGTCTGTGCACCCGCATAAGTCTATTGCGTGAGAATCGCCGCAACATTGATAAAATTTGACGTTATCAAATACAACATTTTTAGCATGTTGTAACATACCTTTGAAGTTCCCTGCTGCACCTTTTGCGTAATCTCCTGAAAGTATCCCACCTGAAATTTTTACGTTATTGATTCCCCCACCGTAGCCTTTAGAATAATTCATCCCCCGCCACATCCCGCTAGGATTATATAGTGTGGTAGTGTCTGTCATTCTGATGTTGACATTAGATTGTAAGATTATGTCACCACTAAGCATCGATTTTCCCGACGGGATAAATAAATCGAAATCATTGTCACCACAAAATTGAATCGCTTGATTCAACGCTTTAGTGTCATCCGTGATTCCGTCAAGCTTGACGCCTATCCACTTAGCGTTTACTTCGCGCTCCGCGTTCTCATTGTAAATTCGTTGCATAAAAGATACGTCATTTTCAAAATTTCTAAACTCACTATTTTTACCAATTTGTTCGTCTAATCTTTTAGATAGCGTTTCATATGTTCCTGCGCCAAACGGTTTTCTTGCATCAATGACTTCAGCATCTTGCATCTCACCGGCTACTATATTATCTAATCGTCCGTCGGTATTCTTTGCAATATCTTTTGCGTCAGTTGATATTTGTTGTGATTGATTTGCCACATTTTTTGCCGTCAAGCTGTTTTCTTCTGCTCTCAACGCTGGGTCAATCGCAAACTTATTAATCTTCTCGCGCCCTGCATTCAACACGTCGCTCTCGCTGATATGTTCGATTTTATCTGCCATCCAATTCCACATCCTCTACCTTGATTTCCACGACTTCGAGCAATCTCACATACTTGTTCTCGCCAATCATGACGCCTTGCACCTGATTGCCGTTCGCATCTTTTACGTTGCCCAATACGTAATCGTAATAGTCTGTTTTTAGATTAAATTCATCCACCAAAATTTCTTCTGGCTCTTTGTTTTGCATGGTGATTGTCACTTTTTTCGCCACTAAAATTCCCCTCCTAGTTGTGATTTTATAAAGACGCGCATAGTAATTTGTGCTTCAATTCGTGCACGTTTGTTTGGCTTCATGCTGACTTCATGACGACCACGTGTAATCGTGCCATCATCTTGCTTAGACAGATAATCCACCAAGTTAAATCGTTCGCGACTCGTCTCTGTACCTGGTACTGCGTTGCCATCAACAATAATCGTTACTGCGCTTGCTGTATCTGTATCTTCAAAAATGCCATACTCAATCTCATGCGTGTGGTTTGGTATCGTAATATCGTGCGTATGTGCTGGCACAGTAAAATCATGAGCGTGGTTTGGTATGGATATTGATACGCTATGCGTGTGTGCTGGTGTCGTTACACTGTGACTGTGATTGTTTGCGGCTTCCGCCGTGATAATATCTCCAGCCATGGCTACAGACGGGATAATTAGTCTAAAACCCGTTCCGTAGGCTTCGTATAGCCTTGGAGACCCTACAGACGTTTCGCCGTTGACGTCCTCGATATATTTCAAAGTAGCGTGCCTATGGCTCCCGTTAGCACTACTCGTTTGCGTGCTTTGACCTGCTGCTTGACTAGTCGTTGATTGTACGCTTGCGCCACCAGAATTAGTTGACTTGCTTACGCCACCGCCTGCACTTGTTGACGACACGACCGCACCACCACCAGCAATAGCTTTACTATAAGCGCGAAATGCACTAGTTTCAAACGTCAATTCGCACGTATTAATTTTTACAACATCATCATCTATGAAAAATGTAAATTTAACAGGATAATCGCTGTCTGCATTGTCAGCTTTGTCATAATTAAGGATATTCGTAGCACCTTGCGAATAAAGCTGATTAATCTGTATATTGCGTTCGATGTCTGCTTGCGTGGTACCTAAATCGCTTGGAACGTAGCCAACAGACAATTGGATGTCTTGCGGATTACCTGTCATGTCCGATTTTGATTCTTTTAGAATCCGTAAATTCAGCACGCCAAATCGTTTTGTTTTGACTTGGATTACTTTGTCTATCCGCAACTCGTCAATTTTAGGTACTTTTTGACCAGTCTTTATGGGGATTGCTTTGATTAAATCCAATGCGCTAACATCCCACGATACAATCGGTAATTTCCATTTTTTTAGCAATGCTAGTGCCGAGTTGTACAAGCTTTTGGCATCTGTAAAACGCCTGTCTGCCCACACGTATTCAACCAAGCCATATTTTGTAATGCTACTTGCATCTTCCACATATTCTTTTTTTGTCGGATTTACCTTTTTGATGTTCAGCTGATTCACGCCCTCACCGATTCCAAGTGGATAAATGCGGTTAATAAGCGAACTTGGGTTGCTCTCGACAGTAAAACCTTTTAGATTATGACCCTCCCATAGACGCGCGGTGACGTTCGTAGGTGGCTTGATAAGATTCAGCGTCCAAGGATAGCTACTAGTGTCAAACGTCCACATATACTCTTCATCAAATGGCTGTGGCACGCTCCAAAGCGCATCTACTAAGCCGTTTTCATTTTCCCACGAATATTGAAAATAACGAGTAAACTCACATTTGCCAAGTTGCCAATGTTTGACTTTTTGCAAGCTGAGTAGGTAATTCAGGACGTCTACCGTTTTCGTGTTCGGACTGATTTCATGGTATCGGAACATGACGCTATCCATCAACAAACAAAGCACATGCTTACACTCAAATTTGATTCTGTTTGCTTGCTCTGATACGACCGTTTCCGTTGGCATGACGCGGAATAAGCCGATGTACTCGCCATCGTGGTCTGTAATTTCCACATAGCCAAGTTGTTCTACTTTATCGACTTTTGGATCATTGAGCGGCAGATAAAAAGAAGCAGACCAAATTGTGTTGGTTTGCTTCTCGTAGCTGATGTTATACGCATTCTCCAGATAGGCAACTGCCTGTCTATTGATATCTAATGCCTTAAGCATTGTCGCCCTCCTTACATATATACATTTTGGTAATCAATCGTTAATACAAAATTCATCCCTGTACCTATCACGCTTACTTTACTGTTTGGCACGATGTAAAAATCATCCATGTCAAGCAACGTCTCTACACCATCAAAATATGCGATAAACATCTCTGTATCAATGGTAATCGTTTTGTTTGTAAACGTGCCAACTGTAATACTCCGACCCCCACACGTTAGCTTGACGTTTGTTCCAGTGCCGACAATTTTAATGCTTGGTTTCACCGCTTTGCCATCGACAAATGTATCAAGCGATTGATTGCTTGTGATTGTCAATGCGTTGGCTCCTGTACCTGTATCGCCTAGCTTGTAATTGGCCTTGAAGTTAATTTTCTCAGACCCCCACAAGATTTCAGACGCTTTGTCTGCTGAATACTTCTTGCCGTCAAACGATACAAAAGTCAGCTTCATCTTAGATAAAATTGTCTCGGTCGTTGGCGCAATCGGCTCTGAGAAGTAGGCGTAAAACATTTTTCTCGTGTAATCTAGCGTGATTTCGAGTAATTGTGGCTTGCCGTAAGCGTCAAATAAGACGTCGTTTAGTTCCGCTATTTTTTGATCTAGCGCAGTTAAATCATCTTCCAACAAGCTTAGCGTAAATTCGTACTCTTTCGTGCCTACTTCGCTCCCAAAATACCAGTCTCCTGTTTTGCCAGGTATGTGGTCGCTTTTTAAGCTAAACTCAGCAGTACCGAGTGCTTCATGCTCTCGATGCCACCTAAACCCTAAATCCGACAACTTAAAGGTGCCAGAAGGGCTTTTAATTGTTATGACGTCCATTAAGTAACCCTCCTAAACCCTTTGCTAGATGCTTTGTTTGTCGTATATTTGTCCAATTCTTTTGCGACTTTCGCCACATCCGCTTCTTCCCGAATGTAGAAAGTCGCGCCGTCTAATAAGCCTTGATTGTTAATTGTTGTCGCGCTGTTAGTGCTGTTGGTGATTGCACTTGTAGCAAGACTTCCGATTCCAGTTGCACCCGATGCGAGTTCAGGCGATATCGGATTCATCAACCCTGTGGATAGACTTTGCATAGCTTCATACGCTTTTCCAGAGTATTTATTGATACCTACTGCCAAGCCCTCTGGAATAAAACGTCCGACTTCGTCACGCATAACCCTTGACGGTGAATGAATTTCCATTGCTTTTTTCATTGTGGCAGTTACTTGTGCAGCTACACTTTGCGCTGCTGCTAACGCCGCTCCGGCGTTACCGTTAATGCCGTTTGCTAAGCCGTTCATAGCTTGTTGACCAACGGATGTCATCTTATTAGGCAAGCCGTTAAACTTGTCTATAATGCTTGTAGCAAGCTGACCTACAACGCTTGTGACCGTGCCTTTTCCATTGTCAATCCCATTTTTCAGGCCTTGAATAATGTACTGACCAAACTGAGTAAATTTAACAGACGGTGAGTTAATGCCGAGTGGTGCTCTAAATTTCTTTTCCACTTCATCCGCTAATTTCGTACTTGCAGTTCCTGCGTCAGCGGTACCGTCAGTAATCCCACTTTTTACGCCCTCTGACACGTTTTTACCAAACGATTGGAAATCGGCTGCTGCCATTTGACTTGTCAAAGTTTCCTTGGCCGTTGTCACCAATCCCATGACACTATCAGATACACCTTGCGAACCAGTATCAAATGCCGTCTTAAATGCGTTTGTAGCTGTTGTTCCTGCATTACTTGCCACGGTATTAAAGTTTTGAAACTCTGTGTCTGTTGCCTCAACTAGTGCCTTTACTTGCGCTGCTGATTCGGGTCCTGCTTCGCGTAACTGTTCAAGTAATCCTTCATCTAACCCACGTTTTGCTAATGCGTCAATGTTTGTTGCCCATTCTGCTATTGCGGTCTGGTTAGCTTGCATGTTTGCGGTCATTTGTGCAACGGATATTTCTGATTGCGTGTTAATGACGTTGTACGCATCTAGCGCAGTGTCTTTTAGCGATTGGTATTGGGTGCGCATAGCGTCCATTGCCGTTTGCTGCGCTTCATTTAACTGATCATAACTAATAGCTGTATTCGCATTAGCTGCTTGGATAGCCGCATTCGCTTCCTGCTCGGCTGTTGTCATTGCTTGTAAAGCTGTTGACCGCCCTTGCATCAAAGTAGCGTATTCTTCTGATGCAGCTCTTTGTTGCGCTTGGTTTTCTTCGATGATTGTCTTTTTAGCTTGTTCATCCGCTAAATCTTGCTTACTGATTGACGACCGTTTTTCACGCAATTTCTCTTCAAAGTCAGCTAAAGCTTGTTTAGCTTCCTTTTCTTTGGTTTGCAACTCAATCTGCTCTTTCAGATTTTCAGTAATTGCATCGTTATAAGCAGTAACTTTCGCTTGTGCTTCATAAGCAGATGTTTTTTCGCGTATCAGGTCAATTGATTGGTTTAAGTAGCCAGTTTCTTCGTCATACGTAAGATTCAAGTCGCTATACTTACTATTTAACTGATCGACAATATCAGCTAAATCACTCTTCTTAGCGGCTGTTAAATCTGTCTGGCTATACAACTCTTCCAAACTATCCACCAAGCTACTATTTACTGCCGCTTCTGTATCTAGACTCTTGATGGACTTGGCACGTTGTATTTGGTTATCTTCTATTTTTTTGTTTAGTTCGTCATAAGACTTTGCTTCTTCTTCGTTCTTTTTGGCGGCTTCTTTCGCCTTTTTGTTTTTGTTGATCATCAAGCCGATAATTGCAGTAACGCCACCGACAACCAAGCCAACTGGCCCAAGTAATAACGACATAGCCGTTCTGAGTGCTGTTAGTCCTGCCGTAGCCAATAACGATGCCGCTTCAGTAGCTGTCAATGTGCCATTTAGTACCGCCATTATGACTGCACTAGCTTTGACTACTGCTACATTTGCAGCATTGGCCGTAGTATTAGCTTCCGTAGCGATTGTTAGCCCTCTTTGAGCCGCACCGAGCGTTACCGTTTGGACTACCAATGTTTTTTGTGCTACTTGCGCATATTTGATTACTGCACTAGAGATACCTAGCATCTTGTTGTACTGATCTATCCATTTGTTGACTTGCGCGACAATCTTCAACGTAGCATATCCTGCCGCTAAGCCAATCAATAAAGGCGATAACGTTTTGACGCTTTTATAAGTAATGTTTACGGTACTGATAAACAATTTAAATATCGGTACAGATGATTCTATTGCTTTGTTCATCGACGCAAATGCCGCGTTAACGATTACTTTTGCACTATCAATGTTTTTAGCTATTGACTTACCGGACGCTTGTTTTACCACTTTGTTCAGTGCATCCATTGTGTTCGCTAAGCCTTTTACTGCCGCATTCCGTAAGTTACTAAAAGATGTTGCAATTCCTTCACTGTTCGTTTTTGCTAATTTTGCTAGTGTGCCTGTACCTGTGCCGAGTTTGATAAGCTGAGTGTTAAATTCATCAAATGTAATTTTCCCACTTTGCAAGGCTGCATATAATTCTTTTTGGGCTGTTTGCCCGACAAATCCCATTGCTTCTGCCGTCTTTTGTAGACCGAGCGGCATTGTTTCTTGCAAGCTTCGCCACGACTGCATGTCTACCGTGCCTTTTGCCAGCATTTGATTGTATTGCACCATACCACGACTAGCATCTTCCGCACTCGAACCACTTGCCAAAAACGCATTGTTTAGCGCTAGTACCGTGTCCGTTGACTTGTCTAAGTCGCCAGTAATAGCCGTCAATTGTTGCGTCTGAGAAACGACGTCATTTAGAGTGGTGGGCAATCCCTCGATACCGTCCGACAGCTTGTTGATGCTATTTGTAGATTCTTTCGTACTAAATCCCAATGCTTCCATAACTTTTGGGAATTTTTGCATAGTGTCAAATCTATTAATAGCAGCATCCATTGAATCTTTAAGCACACCAAATGCCGCACTTGCTACTTTAACTAGCGCAAAGGAAGCGACCATTGACTTAATGTTTCCGCCAACCGTGTTACTGGTTTTTCCTAAGCTATCTAAGTTTTTGTTGATAACTTGGATGTCTTTGCCATCCACATTAATAGCTATGCTAATTGTTCCATCAGCCATCTTCTACCTCCTCTCCACCAGTTAATGAGTAGCGTTTTTGAAGCTTTTTCATCTGATCTTTGTACTCAAACGACTCGCCGCCTTGCGGTTTCCAAGTCCGTATTTGAATGATTTTAGACATGATCGAATCATCGGGAAGTGAACTCATTAATGCCTGAAATTCCATCCACGTGAGTCTCCCTTGTTGTTCAAACAAGTTGATGCCCAACGCAAAAAAAGACGCAAAAATAAATTTGGCATCTTTGGTAAAATCTATTGTTTTTTCGCTTGATTCAGGCATAGGATTCCCCAAAATGTCACGTTCGATAAAGGCTTCGTTATCAGGTTCGATATACGTGTCTTTTACGTGTAAATAGAGAGCACTTTGCTCTTCCAGAGTTAAATCTAAGGGTTCTTCGTTTGTGACCAGTAGCGTGCAAACCATGTCCAGTTTTTCGTACTCGGATAGGTCTGCGTCGTTTAATACGTCTAGCACATCTAAGATATTGTCAAACGATAAATCTAATTCGATTGATTTCTCGTTGATTTCAAATGCGCTGTATAAAGGCTCATTTAACTTCATAAAATCACCTATTTCTTTTTCTTGAGCGCCTTTTTCTTTAGAATTGCCGCTTTTTTGGCTTTAAACGCCTCGTTACGTTTTTCTCCATCCTTTTCAATGGCTTGTTCGACCGCTTCGGCAATATCGTCAAAGGCAGCAGCTAATTGTTCAGTATCAGGGCAAACAGTATAAATCTTATCAAAAGAGCCGTCACCTAAAAGCGCATCGTAGTCTAACTTAGTGAGTTCTTTCGTCAACTCCATTGCTTGATGAATTGCATCTGTAGCTTTTGCCAATCCATCTGGTTCGTTTTCATCAATCGTCAATTCTGGGAGTTCAACTGCACGCTTTTCGACTTCTAAGCGTTTCTTGCTATACTCGCTTTGGCGCAAATAAAAGTCGCGTAAATTCTCCGTTGTCGTGCCAAAAAAGAATGAAATACCACCAATTTCAATTGGAAATCCATTACGCTGTAAGTCAAATTGTAAAGTCATAATTTCCTCCTAAAAAATAAAGGGAGCGTAATGCTCCCTCATATTATTCGCCTGCTTTTGTAACTTCAGGCGCTTTGATATACGCTAAACGACCGCTGATAATTTCTTTAGCGCTTGCATCTCCGCCGCCTGCTTTTGGTTCAAAGATTTTAGCCACGCCCACAACGATAGAGCCGTCTGTTTCCTCGATTTTGTGCCATACTTTGCGGCCTTCGTCATCTGCCCGACGTGCTTTTGCAATAATGACGTGTGCTGCGTCTGTTGGATCATACTGACCCTCAAACGTCCAAACTTCGGTACGTGATAGCAACGTTTCTTCTGCTGTACCGTCCACAGAATCATAAAATACCGAGCTATCTGTCTCTTCATTGGAATCATCTTCCATTGTAGAAATACGATTTCCCAGACGCGCCCATGCTGTTGGCTCAGTTGCTTCGTCTGTGAATGCTGCTAAGTAGTGCTTACGTTTATAGTTTCCATTTACTGCCATGTGTTGTTTCCTCCTTAGTTATAAACCGTGATATTTGCTTGTATATCCAACAAAAAAACGAACCAGCCTTGTTCATCCGCATCATTGATGAATGGCTTGCTCGTTATTGTTAGAGTATTAAATTCAAAACTTTCGTCATTGCTTTGTATTTCTTCTAGTACATCCAAATAATCTTGGACCTGCCAAAGCGTTTGCTCGATTTTCGCGCCATCTTTTGACTTCATGGCTATTTCGTAATTCAGATTGACATCTTTCACGCCATCCATGTAAGTTTGTGTGACGGTACTCCCCGGCAATGGATAGACAACCAACGTCTCTTTATCGCTTAGGTAGCCAGTGCGCATTTTAAGAGGCAAGTTAAGTGTGTTGATGCTATCTTTTAAACTATTGATAAAATCCACTATAACCCCGCCCCTCTCATATACGCTAACTTCCACGCTTCCATGTGCATACCTTTAGCTTTCAAGTCCCAACGTTTGCCTGTTCCCGGTGTGCTGTACTTTTTAAATGTCGCTTTACCATTTGTGCCATAAAACTGTGCTTTACCGTATGGCGTGTGCCAACTTAATGACTCTCCTTGTGCATCAACACTACCTGTACTACGTAAGCTTCCTTCTTTTCTAGGTACGAACGGATTCATGTCAGATAGCATTTGATTAGCCATTGCGTAACGCCCTCTATTAACCGCCTGAGTTGATAGTTTAGCTTTGACACCCGATAAGTCTACTTTCACGCTAACGCCCATTAGACTACCTCCAATTCGTAACAATACACATTGCTACTGTAAGGTTCAATGACTTTGTCTATCTTGGTGATAATATGCTCTACGCCATCATAAACTAGCTTAGATTGTTCCTTAAAATCAGGGCAAGGCGTAGTTAAATCAGGATAGCAAAAGATAACAGCATTATAGAGTAACTTCTTAC